CGTAGCAGAGGCTCCTGTGACGGTCGTACCCAGCAGGATAGATAAACACCTGTCCGACTGGTAGTACGTCTTTCCCGCCACAGAAGCCTCCGTAAATCAACTGGCCTATGCCGTGGCGATTGCGTCAGCGATTGTCCCACCAGCACAACAAGGAATGACTACGATCTTTTTCGGGTCCATGCGAACGGCACCGACACTGAAGTCATGGAAGCACTGGAGTGCGTAACCACGCTCAGGGATCTCGTCGAATCGCACAGTCATTTCGTCACCCACGCCAAGAACAATAGCGTCCTCAGTGTAGACGTAAGCGTAACGACCACCTGTGTTGGGAGCAGCCTCCGTGCCAGCGGTGTCGAAGATTCCGTCAGCCTCAATCGAGTGGATGACTTCTTCTTTGACAATCTGGTTGCAGACCCGGAACTCAATGCCCATGAATGTGGTTGGTTGACCGTACACCAATGGCTGGAGTGCGTTGTAGTCGGCACTCGTGTATTGCAACGTAGCCATCAGTTCTCCGACTTGCTCTGGGTGAAGCGCACAGTAAATACGCTGTCCCTGCCAAGCACCGTTACTCTGGAGGACTTCCAACGCAACAAGTAGTTTCTTGACGTGCATGCCAAGTTGGGCACCACCAGCCTCGAATGTCTTGTCTAGAGCCGTAACCGAAGCGTTGACTATCTGTTGACAGCCGCCTTCACTGGTCGTAGATCCGTAGAGGGCACCCCAGCCACCACCAATGGTATCGGCAATCGCATTGCCGGATGCGGTAGTAATGTCAGTGCACACGGAGGATTCCACGCCTGCGTTATATCCAGCGCCGTCAGAGACTGTGAGGCTATCCCCGTAAGCCGCCCCAGTATCCTTTCGGAAACCTTGGAGTGTAGCCCTGCGAACTCTCGCATCGGCACTATCAAGCACAGTGCCGTCAAGTGTAACGTCACCGATCATAGCAGCCAGGATTACGTCGTCCTTTTTGCGGTTGAACGCCGCTGCGACGTTCATTGCATACAGGCCATCCGGCGCAATCGCACGCATAAGCGCACGCTCGTCACGAGGATCGAAGAGTTCTGCGAACTCATGAAACTCTGGAGTCAACTGTCTGCGCTCGTTACCAGTCTCTGAGTAGTTCTTGTCGCCCGTACCCATGCCGAACTGTTGACCACGATCTCGCTGGGTGAGTGAGACAGCAGTGTAAGAGTCAAGCATGAGCGGATCGCCACGCAAGACTTCCTGTTGCGAACAAGTATCCGACAACACAGAGTTCAAAGTCTGCGCCTTCAGTCGAATCATGTCCGCATAGGCGGTTTTGAAAAGTTTGACATAGTTGGCGTCAATCGATGACGTACTGGTGTCACCGGGCCAACTGCTGCCAAATGATGGATATGCCATAAAGACATCCCTTCGGAGTAAAAGTTATCGTACTTTTATCGGAAGGTTATCCAGACACCTGGGCCGCCCTTGGCAACTACGCTTGCCCCGCTCGCTGGTCTTTCCCAGTGTCAGTCCGGCCCGTAGGTTATCGAACGCTATGTAGTCTAGACTGAGACCTACTCCATGTCAAGCCTTCTTCTTATCTTCTGACGGTTTCGGCTTGACTACTTTTATCGAGCACTTCCCAGAGAGATTGATCAGCCTGGAGGTTGGTTGTGTTGGCTTAGGGTCTTCCTTACTCATTGCCGACACCTGAAATATCTATACCAGCCAGAGGGTTCTCCCTCAGCCTGGGGTCAGACACTCCGTTGTACCCACGCTTGAGTAGCGAGGTGAACTTGGTGTAATACTCAGCCTTGATCTTCTCGTGTTCGGGATCTCTACGGTCAGTAAACGCCGGTGACTTCATGATCTCCCTACAACGGATTGCAATACCCATATCGTCGTCTTGTTCCACTTTCTCTCCTGACATTTCTTCCGGTGTACTACCGTCCATCATTAGCCCACCGATCACACTGAATAGTTCGTGAGCGGCCTCGTCCCTCAAATCAACTCCACCTAGGGAGTCCGCAAGAACCTCGCTATGCTCAGATAGTGCTTCAATGGCACCCTTTGCAGCCTCCAATGACGCATCATAGTGTTCTCCATAACGCTCCCTTGTCCTCTGGAGGGCGTCCTCCATAGAGCCAGACATGGTCTGCTGCGCCTCCTGTTGGGCGGCAGCAAGAGACGACCACTGGTCCTGAGTCAAGTTTGCGCTGTGTGCGGCTCCCCTGGCCTCGCTTGCCCAGTCCTCTAGACCATCGGGTACCTTGTATCCCTCTGGGGAATCTGGCGTACCCAGCCTCTGGAAAAACTCACGATGCTCATCCTTGCTCGCTTCTGGTGCAGGTATCCTTGTCGCATCCCCCATGTTGCGTTGAAGTTCCTGATAACTCCTTGCAAGACTCTCTACGTCACTGAACTTGCCCAGGATAGATTCCCTACCGCTAAAGTCCTCCGATAGTTGTTCTTCAAGACTCATTAGACTTCTTCTCCTTTGCCGCCTCAATCATGGCGGTAATCTTCCAGTATGCTGCACGCATACCTTGCCTTTTAGCCATGCCAGTCACATCTATAGGAACACGCTTGCGCTCCCCTAATGCGTCAAAGGCCTTATTCATGACCTCCTCTGGCTCCAGGGTGTCCTTCACCCCGAACATAACCTCCATGTGCCGAAGCACCCGTGCCCCGCTGGGGGTCTCGAAAACCGCTAGGTAGTTTTCTCCTAGATCACTCAACTAACTCTCGCCTCCTTGGACTTTGTGGTGCGGCTCCCTGGTCAATCTGTTGTGCTTGTTGTTGTTGGTCGAGTGCTCTCTGCTGTGCCTCTTTCTCGGCACGAGCCTTCCTTATCTCGTCGATCTCATCCTGAGTACGGAAGATTGAAGACGGGACGTCACTCATTTGGCTATCGAAGACACGCAGCCTGTCTGGATCAATATCCTCCATGTATGCTGGGTCTTGGGTCGCCTGGAACAACTGAATCCTGCGCTCCATGAACGCCATGACCCGCTGTGCAGACTCTTGTTTTTGAGCAGAGAAGAAGGGGGAAGCGAACTTGACTATGGCCTGTACCTCACCACCCATGAGGTCGGCAACCTCTTGCGCTTCAGGCAAGTCTTTATTCCTAGCCATGATCCCAATAACAGACTGGATCATAGGTCCAAGGAACTCGCTATTGATTGTATCGGCTGCTGCCGCCAATCTCTGAAGGCTTCTCGCCTGTCTTTGCCGACTTTCTTCTGCCGATCTAGGTTGACTGGCAGGCTCTGCAAGTACGTCACTCAAGAACGCCTGCCTGATCTGGTCCCGGTCGTCCCTGGCAATCTTATCAGCAGCAGCGTAATCAGCCCCTGATCGCAGGTAGTTGGGGGTAAGTTTGACAGGGGGTCTGGTTACAAGGAGACCGCCGTTTGCAATATCCATGTCAACCATACTATCGTCCTCAACCATGAGGGGCGGGTTCAGATCCTTACCTGCGGCCATTAGTATTTGCCTGCGAAGTTCACTTAGCCCCTTGGCGTCAGCACGTGCTAGGTGTCCACGGCCTCTCCCATACTCCTCGCCGTCTACACGGTGTAGCCTGCTAACTACATACGGCGCAACGTCATACCCGTCCTCTTTTATCATGACGCCACCCTTGGTTATGTAGACGCTCCTGTAGTTCTTGTTCGTAGCAGAGGGAAGCCCACCAAACAACTTGTTCTCGTTCTCATAGCAGAACTGGTAGTACGTTATCATTTCCATTGGCTTCTTCTGTGCCAACGCACGGGCAGCCTCGGCACCAGCGTCATCAAAGTATCTGGTCGCATCAATCGCTGGCATGTCATACTCACGAACCACCATTATGATTCGACCGCCTTTGCCTTGCGTCCACCACATCCTACCAATAGGTACAGACTCGAAAACTATACCTCCACGGTGGTGCAAGTTCATACGGTCCTCTTCAACCAGGATCGTGCTGTTGCCCAAAACGAGGAGATCCCTCAAAGCAGAGGTGACCTCATTGTAAAAGTTGCTCTCTGCTAGTCGAGCGAGTACACGCTGCGCCGTTATGTCCAAGGCAACCTTTACTGCCTCCTCGG